GAAATGTCAGCAAACACTTCACCGCCCAAAACATAGTCGGTTGAGTTGAGCAGCCCTTTTACTTCGTCGTCAAGCTGAAAGAATGGAGCAGCCCCACCTGAGGGCGTGAAGCCAAGCTCTACCTTTAAGGTCATTACACACCCGCAAAGACTGGGCCGTTAGAGCGTTCGAACTTTTTTATCTCGTCCACTATCATTTGACCAACTCGACTACCATCCGCGCCCATGCCAGCGTTGACTGTGATGTTGATGTTACTGCCAGCTTTTTGCTTATTGCTTGTGTCGCTGAATGAGGGCGTAAACATTGCGCCTGCTGATACCCCGTCAAAGGCTGAGTCGGATGCAAACTTCACTTCGCTTGCCATCTCAAGCGATGCGCCGACTGCTAGATCTTTGGAGTCTTGTATTCCCTGCTCAAGTCCAGCCGCTAAGTCGCCACCGATTCCAGCGAATAGCTTAGATGGTGATTCAATACCAAAGAAGTCTTTCACCGAGTTAGTGATTGAGTTTCCAATGCTACTTGCGATGTTGGCTGCGATTTTTGGCAGGTTGTCGTAGATGCCCTTAGCCAAGCCAGTAAGTAACTCAAAGCCGGCGGCTACCATTTGTGGCATTGCGCTAATCAGTGCGCCTACGATTTCAGGCACTAGCTCAATGATTGCTTTTAGGATTGCCGGCGTTGCTTCTATTATTGCGCTTACTAATGCTAGGAACAGATCAATAGCCGCTACGAGTAGCTCAGGAATCATGCCAACAACAGCGGCCGTTATCTCTGGAAGAAGTTTTACGATGGCGACTAGCAGCTCTGGCAGGATGTCAACCACTGCGGTTACAAGACCCATAAACAATTCAATGGCTGCTTGAAGTAATTCGGGCAGCATCCCAATTATCGTGACAAGGATGTCAGGCAGTGCCGCAATGATTGCCGATAGAAGAATAGGGATTGTCTCAATAAGTGCCGTAAGCAATCCGTTAAATAACTCAAGCGCCGAGTCAATGAACTCTGGCAACATCGCTAAGACCGTATCTATAAGCTGAGGCAGTAGCTCAACAACAGTATTAATTACGTCAGGAATTATTATTGAGACTGCCTCAATAAGTGAGCCAAAGAAGGTTATCGCTGTGTCAAGAAGTATGGGGATAAATCCGAGAATTGTTTCAACAATTACTGGAATCAAATCGGCTAGTGACTGAATAATTGCTGGAATCATTTCGGCAAGCGATTCAACTAGCATCGGCAGCACTTCGCCAAGTACACTAATTAGTTTTTTGAGAATCATCGCAAACGAAGCAAGCAACATCGGGATCATTGTCCCAGTTATAAACGCGATAATGCCAGGAAGCATTTTTGTAAAGCCCTCAATAATTCCAGGGAGCGCGTCAAGTATCTTCATAATTAAATCGTTGCGGAACTGATTCATTCCCACGATGGCCTTTTGTAGTCCACCGCCAGTAAAGAAGTCGTCAATCTGTTTGCTTACATCTCTAAAGATTTGGTTGCGACCTTGCTCAGACGAAATCTTTACAATGAAGTCTCCGAGCTTTTCAGCAACTCGCTCAATCTTTGGAGCTAGGTCGTCAAGTATTTCTGCAAGAACCGGCGTTAGCTCTTTGACAATTGGGGTTAGCGCACCAACCAATCCTCTAGCGGCTGGTTCAAACGCCTCGCCGATTACTAGTGAAGCGTTGGCGAACGCAGAGTTGAGCAGAATCATGTCACCAGTTAGTGAGTCCATCTGCTTGGCGGCTACTTCCTCAGCAGTGCCCCCGGCGTTCTTCAGTTCTTCTTCATACTCACGCAACGCCTCGGAGTTACCGAGTAGTGCAGAGATACCTTCTTTAGTCTGTTCGCCGAACCCTAGCTGGCTAAGCGCCGCGCTCTGGGCTTCAACCGACATACCGTCTAAGCCTGTTTCCAGATCGCCAACAATGTCGGTCATGTTTCTCATGTCACCGTCAGCGTCAAAGACTGAGACACCTAACGCTTCAAAAGCACCTGGGGTTTTTTGGGATTGCTTGACTAAGCCGTTGAGCGTGTTTGTTAGAAGCGTTCCTGCACGCTCGCCCTTGATACCTTGGTCGGCAAACACTGTAAGGGCAGCAGCGCCTTCTTCTACTGACTTGCCTAGCACTGTCAGCGCGGTCGCAGCCTTGCTCGTCATCGCTGCACCCAGTTGCTCAACTGAAGTGTTACCTAAAGTGGCAGCTTTTACAAATACGTCTGTGACCCGAGTAAGGTTTTCAAAGTTCTCGGCCGCGTCATCACTTGATAGACCAAGAGCAGACTGTGCGTCTGTGACGATGTCGGTAGCCGTAGCCATGTCGAACATACCAGCCTGCGCGAAAGCGGCAACCTGTGGCAAAGCGGCAATTGACTCGGATGCGGTTAGACCGGCTGATGCTAGGAAGTAGAAGGACTCGGCGGCTTCTTCAGCCGAGAACTTTGTGTTAAGTCCTACAAGCTTTGCGGCCTCTGCCATGTCGTCGCGCATAACGCTTGACACGTCGCCCATGATCGCAACTGATTCCTGAAGCTTAGCGTCAAAGTCTGCGAAGTCTTTTAGTCCCTTAGCAGCGATGCCAGCGGTTACTGCGGCGGCTGCAACTGCAATACCGCCAACTACTTTTCCAAACTTGCCGAGTGAGCTTTCGGCTGCTGCAATTCCTGAGCTGTCAAACTTAGTTAGAATCGGGAGGTTGATTGACATTAGCGCACCAACCTTTTGTTGACTTTGTCAGTCGTGTCTTTGATTATCTTGATTGCGAGTTTTTCGATTTGCGGTCTTAGCTCTCGGAACTTTGCATAGGTAAAACGACCGCCACGCTTAATCATTGGATAGCGTGCGTTCAGTCCACGAATCATTGCGCGACCCGATGCGGTTACGCCCTTAGTGCGAGAGCCTGCAAGCTCCGCCATTTGGAAGCCGCCCTTTTTACTCTTGCCTGTTATCTTGATTGTGGCAAGAAAACTATTACCAGTCTTCTTAGACTTACCCGGCGTGAAGCTAACCGAGCTTCTAACCGCCGACCAGCCTAGCCTGCCATTGTTGTTCATACCAGATAGCGGTGCTTCAACTGGAACTGATCCTGCTATTGCCGTAGCGTATGGGCCTAAGCCGGTGCGAAGGTTTGCCCGTAAGTCTTTGATTGCGTTTTCATCTAATTGCTTTAGTTCTTTCAAAGCGATGCGGAGTCCCTGCTGGTCAATGCTAGTCGTTATCATCCGCGCTCCTTGCTACCAGTTTACCGCTTGCGTTGTTGCCTTTGATTCTTGGCTTCTAGGTAGCGACCCATTGTCCAAAGCATACGAGGCTCAAGCTCTAGCAGTTCACGCGGGCTAATCCCTGTTTCGCAAGCAATCCAAACGATGCGCCAGTGCAGACTGTCATCGCCCAGCCCTTCTATTTTTTTGCGTCTTGAGCCTCAATGCTGCTCACGCTTTCAAGCCACTTTTCAAAAGTGTCCTTGACTGCGCCAGTACGCTTTTCTGTGTGCCACGCCAAGAAGAACAAGTGCGTCAGTTTTACATTCTGTTGAAGTCGAGCAATGCTCAAATCAAACTTTGTTTCAAATGCAACTATGTCTGACGCACCTGCGCTAATGTCCTTGGCTGTTTCGTCGTTGTAAACGATTCGTAGGTTGATGTTCACTTTTACTCCTTATTAGGTTGTGGCGCGGACTACATCGCCGGTTACAGGCCAGCTCACTGAAAGCGTGGCTAGATCGCCGATTGACGAAGCGAATGGTGTGTACTGAGTTACAAGCGCCGAGAATGTGTAAATCGGGTTTGTTGCGCTAGTAGCTTCCCCGGTTGGGGTTACTGTGATTACAACTACTGTTCCCAATAGTGGGAATAGTGTTGCGTCAATAGAGTCGGCTGCAAAATCCTGGTGGAAGTCTAGGCTTACTGAAGCATCCTTCAAGCCGCCGATACGAGTCCGGGAACTGTTTCCAAATGCAGTCGTTTCTTGCTCATCTACTGAGATGTCTAGGGTTAGGGCGGCCAAGCTTGCACTCAAGTCATCCCCGCCAACGGTGATTGTGTAATCTGTAGCTACGAACTTAGCCAAGTTGTTCTCCTTAGTTTGAATAAACTGTCACGACAAAGTCTGCCGCTAGGTATGTTGCATCACTTAATAATACCGCACCGATGTTAGTCATGTCTGTGACCCTCACGTCGAAGGCAGTGCCACCAAGAGTTTTGTCTGATTGGATTGCTAACTTCACCGAGGTTGCGCCTGATGAGGATGCGTAGCCGTCTAGCTTGCGTTGCGCGTTGCGCTCGTCAACTCTGCCGACTATTACTGAAACCAAAAAATTGTAAGTCGTTAGCCCTTGCTTCATTGCGCCGTCGTAGTTGACAGACTGAAGCTGGACTACCGCTTGTGGCGGGTTAGGGTTGTCTGGGATTTCCGCCGAAGTTCTTAGCCCTGAGATTGTGCCGATGTTCGTGGCTAGTGCCTCGCGTATTGCTGTGATGCTCACGCGAACCGTACCTTCTTGAATGGCATAATCATTGCCTCAACATCTGGGTCAAACCT